TCTAAATAAGAGTAAATTACTACACCCTGTACGTAAATTCCTACACGCGGCGGGTGCCTGGCTATGGAGCCCACTGCGTTTAATGGAGCCCACTGCGTTTAACAAAATACAGGAGCCCACTGCGTTTAACAGCAAGCCCACTGCGTTTAAGATTTTAGTTAACCGTTTTATATTTTTTATCTAATCTTGCGGCGCAATACTCTAAAAGTATTGACCGCAAACCGTTAGCACCTGCATCAAGTATGTGGTAAATCTCCTGTTCTAATATATACCTATCTTTGATGCTAGCCAGCTCGGTAGCTAATTTGATAAGGTCATTGTCTGTTATGTTATCTATGTTATCGTATGTCATTTTATTATCTATTTAAAATTGTAAAGCCTGTTGTATCTTTGCACTTTGAACAAAGGTCGGTGTTCCAAATCGGTGGAGCATCACAACAATTACTTACTATCTCCATATCAAATAAACATATGATTTATCTTCTTGTTCAAAATATCATTTAACTTTTGAACCTGGTCTTCAACTATTTTCTTACTTGAATCCATTCGGCTCAAGTTAGAATTTATATCGACCATTAGGTCTCTGCAGTCTTCTATCAATTTAAGCGTCTCGTTATCCATATCTATTTATTTAAAATTATTGGTAATCCAAAATCATCAGTATCTATTTTCATATCTAAATAAAAACCACAATCTGAACACAGGAAATTATCCTTATGATTATCTGTTCCGCAAGCATCACATATATTTGCCATAGCTTAATTGTTCTTAGGTTTTCTGCCTCTCTTGGCTTTGAAGTCATTTCCAATCTGTCGCTTCATCTTTGCAAACATATCTGCACGATGTTCGTTAGCTTGTGTTAATGCCTGCTTACTCATCTCGTAAAGGCTTGGGATATCATTGAGCAGTGAGTTTGCATCCCACTCCAAGTATATCTCTTTACCATCTAAGCCTAAAGCTATTACGTGAACGATATCATTTGATGTCCATAGTTGTGTTGTTGTTAATACGAATCCTTCTTTCATTTTATATAAATTTAATTGTTCTACCATTTACTTTTGCTTCTATAAGCGTGTTTAAATTAATCATCTTAAACGACTGCTTCTGCATATCGTATACGACCATTAATCCTTTTGATGCTGGGTCAAATGACATACCTTTGCCCGTAACACCTTTTTTAACCGCTCTTCTGCAGTTAATCGTTCTAATAGTGCCGTCCTTCTTTTCGAATGTAGCACTGAAAATTCTACCACCTTTAGTGGCTTCTATTAAATTTTGCACCTTTGTTTGTGGTGCTGTTAATATCCAAGTCATATCTTTTGTTTTTATTATTTTAATTGAATTTCTCTACCCTCAATAGCGAGGGCAATATCATCCTCAAAACTCTCTTCACTTATGTCACCTATTGTAACGTGGGCGAAGTTAGTTCTAGCGTTATACTGAATATAACCTATTTCAAATGTTTCATCTTTTCTATACAGGGTATAAATAATGTTATCTCTATCCACTCTATGGTCGTAATGAGCTTCATAGTTATTAGCGTTAAATTCTGTTGTTGTCATATCTTTTGTTTTAATATTATGGTACAAACATACAAAGCCGTGGAGAATCCAATGTTAAGTTAACGTTAAGAAATTGTTAAGAAATGTCAGGTGGCAAGTTTGTCAAGTTTGGCAAAACCCTATTGCGTTTAAGAAACCCCACTGCGTTTAAGAATGTAGAAGCCTACTGCGTTTAAGAGTAACCCTACTGCGTTTAACGATAAACCCCCGAGAGACCTATCACAAATCAATCGAGGGTTATCTAATTGTATAAACTCCACTTGGAACAACAAATATACAAAAATATTTTATACTACCTAATAGTATAAGAACCTTTTGTGCGATTTACCAAAACATATTGAGCTGCATACCTGATAGCATCAATACAGTGGTTCCATTTATCTACAGGCTTTGTCTGACCCTTAGTAGCCCACACATAGTTATTCAGCTCCTTAATCAGCTCTGTGGAGTCTGGGTCAATGATTAGGTCGTAATCTTGGAGCAGTGCTATTCCCGACAAAATAGACCCACTGCGTTTAACGGTCGGGGTAATGTTACATCCCTTTAGCTTAATCTCCTTAATAAGTCGTGGTTCTGCAGAGTCCGACACTATAAGGTGCGGACCTGCATAACGAATATTAAAGTCTGCTATTTGTGTAGTAGACATTCCTGTCTTGGCATACATTACCTTTAGGAATATCCGCTTATTACCTTTGTCGATGGCTAACTTCACAAGTGTGGTGGGGTCAACAGAGAAACCGAAATCCTGACCGAAGATGGTCTCATAGTTATCGTTAAACTCTCCTACTCTCCAGTTGGTAAATATAACCCCTTCTTGCTTTTCCATCCATCCACCAAGTATCTGATGCGTGTACTTCTCGGGTCTGCGTCTTCTAATCTCTGCTATCTGATTCAGGAACGACTGCGACAGGTTATCAGTGTTATCTAAGTATGTCGTATGTATATATGTAATGCCAGACTTAATACCGTTGAATCCTTCAGGTATGTCTCTATTAGCATAGAAGCGTCCCCAAATCCAGTGTTCTTTAGTGGTTGGGTTAAGTATCAGGATAACCCTATTAGGTTTAGTCTTCACCCTAACAGACTGGTCAATCTTATCGAATGTGTCCTCGTCTATTAGCTCTTCGGCTTCATCCAGGACAAAGGTGGTTATTGCGTTTAACGACTTTAGTGATGCTGTCTGATTCCCTGAGGCGGTGCGTATCCCCTTGAACATAATCGATGAGCCTGTCTTTACGTTTGTTATCTCGTCCTTAGTTATGCGAAAGTCCTCGACAACTCCCATAAGCTCCAACTTCTCAATGAACTCAGGTATAATCGATGAAGATGCAGATACCATCGTGTACCGTGTAAATAGTACCTTGTGCCCTTTCTCGTAAGTTAGGAGCAACAGGAACACGTTAACGGCAAAAGACTTACCAGACCCTCGACCACCTGTGGTGATAAAGTATCTGGAGTCATTACCAAACGATTTATACTTCGGGTTTAAATTAGGTACCTTCATCTTCAGGTGTAATGTCGATTATGTCTTCTATTTCTTTTTGCTTCTCTGAGCCTGTAAAGATGTTTACGATGGAGAAGTCTATGTCCTTAGCTTGGGACAGGGCATCAGGATTATCCATTGCTTTACCGTATACGTACTCAATAACCATCTTACGGTCGTACTGCGAGTCTTGTGCCTTCTCAGCAACCATCTTCCAGAAGTTAGCCTCAGACCCATAAACCTCTTCTATCGCATTGGTAGCAAGTATCTTTGACCTGTTCTTCTTAGCCTTGTTTATATTAGCAGGAGTAGCCATAGTCTTCCGAACAAGTGCATCGCCACGCTTTGCACCGTTGCCCTTCCGACCATCAGTCTTCTTCATATACTTACGTTCTGGCTTCTGTCTGGGCATTACTTAAAGTTACTTGTTTTATTTCTATATTCATCTAAAGAGTAATAGACCACCAGCTCGTCTCCAGCAGATATATTTTGACTAGTGTAAAGCATTCTGTTGGCTCTACCGTAGTTACCATCTTTACTTAAGATAATACAGTTTGGATTGTTACTATGGTTTATAAAGCCCCCTAATGGAGTTCTAATCCATTCAACATTTTTATATAGGAATATATGTGTAACACCAAGCAATGTGCCTTGCTTTATATCCTCCTTAGCAAACAGCCCAAGACCATCAACCCTACTGCGTTTAATGGTAAGTGAAGGTGGTAACGGTCTATAGGTTTCTTCTGATGAATACATTTATGCGTTTAATTCATTTATGGGAAGTAAAATTCCTTTTGATGTATTGTTGTCTCCACCAACCACATCTCTTTTAGTTCCTAGATATTTTCTACACTTTTTCTTTAATATTTCAGTAGGTATGATATGCATAGTGTTCTCAAAAGCAAAACAATAAAAGTCAGATTGCGTGTTTGATATTCCGCTAGAATTACCCCTAGACCTATACTCTACAAATACATTACCCGTGTCAAGTGCCTTAAGGTCATACTTAACTTCTATTTTGCTATTAGCAAGTATGTCTGCAAGTTCCTTCTCTTTTATTTGACCTACAGATAAATCATATTTGAAATCACTATTGTACTGCATTTTTGTATATTCTTTCGTATAATTCCCATATAGCATCATACCATTCGGTTTTGCTGTATGTCTTTTCTCCCAGTTTAGTCTGACCCTTATACTCTATTTGTATACGGTAATCCAATCCTTCGGGGATTGGGTATATCTTATAGCCTTTATTAAAACAATAACTTTGAGCTTCCATACTTCTAGGAGCCTGTAACCGTTTCATAAGAGCCGATAACTTTGGTTTCTTGGTTCTTCGGTGCAATTTTAAATACTTTTAACATTGTTAATATTCTGAACTCAGCAGTCTCTATGTGTTGGCTAGGAATTTGATTCACAAGGTCCACAAGTACCTCAACCTCTTTACGATAAGGTTTAGCATCCTTTAATCTTAACTGAAGTTCGATTATTTTGTTTTTCAGCTCATCTATCGTCAAGTCTCTTTCATCTACACTTGAATAGACATCTCCAACACTTTCAAATACTTCAACGCACTTGGTGTACATCTTTTTGTTTAGCGGGGAACCAAGTATGTCATACTCAAAGTTATTCATAGCGTGTAGTACTGTAGCGTGGTTCTTGTTCATATACTTCGCAACATAGTTTTTAGCACCTATCCTAACGCCAACCCGACACAGGTAATCGTATGTTATTTTATAGAATATAGAACGAGCCATAACATTCTTATGGTCTCTTACTTTACTTCTAAGGTCTCTGCCTGTAACTGTTTTTACTATCTTTTCTATCCTTGATACTTCTGATGCTATCTCATTGTTTATTGTCATCTTCTTCTTTATTTAAGTAATTTGTTAATGTTAATGTAGTACACAGTTGACACGCTAACAGTATTCCTTCACACTCTTCATATGCCTCCAGTTCTTCGAACAGGTCGACACTAAGATACAGCTCCTTTAATGGAACACCAGCAATTATATCGTGACAGGTTAGGATGAAGTATTCCTCTACTATGGTACTTCTAAAATCCCATTCCTTCAATATAGTTGCTAATTGCCTCGCCAACTTTTTGTTTGCCCTGCTGTATGTCATCTGAAGTTGCATCGTATGTTTTTACCTTTAGTGTTCTTTTGTCTACTATTACAAATGTAAACCTTTTTTTCTTAAATATAGTCATATATATGTAAGCTTGTGCATCGTAACCATATAAATCCATATTATAGTGCCAAGAGTCTATATCGGATGTCGTCTTAAGGTCGACAATCCTATCACCGTTTAAACAGTCTGCTTTGGCTCTGAAGGGGAATCCCTCAACGTATCCGATTCCTGGTAGCTCGTATTCACCTCCTGTAAATAATTCATTTGCTGTTGGGTTGTCCAAAACAGCATCAACAATGCTTTGCGCCCATACTTTCTCCTTAGATAGCATAATCTCTTTACCTTCCAAAGAAGGGTCTTTAACAGCTTCCTTATAGCCTTTGTTACGCCTAGTAGCCACATCAACAAAATGGTAGTAGTCATCTAATTTATCTTTTTCTAATAGTGAAACGTGAATAAGCCTACCATCTCTGAGTGGCTTCATATTACTATCTAAAGGTTCTCGGTTGCCTAAGTAGCTGTCGATACCCTCTAACAATTTCTTGCAGGACGATGAGGATAGGGATGCCTTATTAAGATACCCGTAGTAGAACTCATTATCGTACATCTTACTGACTATATCATCTATAGCCCAGTCAGTACCATCAAGCAGTGTTATCGTCTCCATCTGTTCTGGCTTTAGTATTTTCTTGCACCATTCTGTAAATGTCTACAACCATTGACTGCAACTGTGCAACATTGCCTTCTAGTTGTTTAAGCTTCTGTGCTTGAGTTATTCGTTTAGCTTTCATTCTCTATTTCCTTTTGCAGATTAGCCAATGCTCTCCAAGCTACTTTAGCTGAGTGCCTTACCCCATCTGTATCTATTTTCCCTGCATCGATGAGGTGACGCATAAGAGCGTCTAACTCATCTCCAGACTTGCTTCTGTCCCAAGCTAGTGGCTTATCAGGATTGTGCTGTTGCTGCCCTGCATAACTGCATTTAGCCACTTCTTTTATTGCATCAGGAAAGTAATTGATTACCCCCGAATAAACAGGTATCTGTTTTCTATTTTCTTTATCATCCATAAACTCATCTAAATAAAATGAAAATGTATCGTTTTTACTCCACTTCATAATACTGTTGCTTCTTTTATATCTAAGTATGCCACTTCCTTCTCTACTCTACACCCATTAGCGAACTCAGTAGTAGCTGGATTTCTTCTGTTGATTTCCCAGTTAGGCTTAACCCAAAATAGATTAAATACGAATACACCACTTGGAGTGCTACAAATATACATAGGTATATCGAGATTGTCTTCACAGACCTCAATAATCGCATCAAACTTCTTTTTCTCAATGAGTAATGTGTCATAATGTTTTCTTCTGCATTTAAGTTCTATACGGTGTCTGCCCTTTGGCGAGTAACAGTCCCATCGACTCATTTGGCTTTTAGCCTTAACAAGGTCAGGATACGTACTGCGTTTAAGGAAGTCGAACAAGTCGGCTTCTTTACTTATAGGTTTCATATAATCTTTTCAATGGATTGAATACATTGTTTATAAAACAGGATGAACAGTTAGTAGCTCTTCTAGTTTCCTTAAATACCCTGTTGAATGTATCAACCACCATCTTAACTTCTTTAGCGTCTAGCCTTTGTTTACCCGATTCAACTATACTTTTTATAAACAAGAACTCAGACTCGTTAAAGCAATCAGGCTTCTTATACTTGAACTTCTGATTGAGTATTTTTTTGCGCTCATCACAACCGCAATCCTCTCCAGCTAAGAACTTTACAGCCTTCTTTATTCCTGTGGCTGTGGTTATCTTCTCTATGGTATCACCCAGCCCTTTTGGGGCTGAGTCATACTTGGCTTTCCATTCCTTGTATGCTTTGGTTCGTTTGTCTTTTGGTGCTTCTGGTATGCTCATTTTCCTTTAATTAATGCCTTATCAACATAAGATGATTTTCTGTTAGTTCTACTGTAATAGTATGTACTATTAAATTCAGTTGTAGGGATAAATTTTATGTTTTTATTTATCTCTGCTTTTGTTTTTCTGCGTTTCATATCCTTTCGTAGTCTTTGTTAAAATAATCTTCTATGTCCTCACCGAACTTTTCTTTAAGTATTTTTTTATAGTTTTTGCAAGAGTTATATATGCTCGTAAGTGAAATCTTTGTATCCTCAGAAATATTCCTAAGAGACTGATTAGTGTAATAGTATAGCTTGAATAGCTTTTGGTCATACCAATGCCAAGTGGAAACTTCTTCATCAATGGCGTTAAGTATCTTAAGATATGCCTCCTCCATACGGTCATCCTCCTGCTTTTCCTCTGTGCATTCCGAAGAAGGCGATAACAAGCCGATACTCTCAGCATCTGCATAGTCTTTACCGATTTGCCTTTTCTTAAACTTAAGATGGTCATAAAATAGATTGCGTAAAGTGATATATATAAAAAAAGGATTAACCTCATCATTCTTCATTATTTTTTCAGGGTTATCGATATATTTGTGTAGCCTAAGATACATATCTTGGACTAAGTCATTAGCAAGCCTTATGTTTCCACATATAGAATTAGCCATCTTTATCCACTCATAGTGTCTTTTACTCAGTATCTCCCACATAGTATAAAAAGGTTATTCCAAATACAAAAAAAAGAAGCTGAATCATAATATAATCCCCAACTTCTTCAAAGGTTTCGTCTAATGCTGCATCCTTAAAGTTAACTCCAACGACACAACCGTAAATAGGAAAAAATGATATCCCGAACATATTAAATTGTTTGCACTAATATAGTAATTTTATTTCAATATAATCGCTTTCTCCGTAAAACTTTTTCAAATCTTTTACCTCAACGATATTTTGGTCTTGTTCAAACACTATCCCCTCCAAAGCATCTATGAATGCTTTATTTAGGTTATCTAATAGGTCAGGCTTAGTGACCTTAGCAGTGCCTTCTATTCTGCGTTTAAGAGCTGTGGACTTAGGGAACTTAAAACAATAATGCAGATACTCCACTATAATCGGTGTACCTGCTCTTATTATCTCGAAGTCGTCGACTAATTGCCCAGACAATTCCCAAGCTACATCTTGCTTGAAGTCTACTATCTTCTTAGGTGTATATTTAAACCCATTCCTACTCATCCTAAAGGATTGGTGCGGAGTTGGCTTCAGATTAAAACGAAGTGTCAATTCTGAGTATGTCATCTATCTTATCTATTATTCGTGGAGTGCCTTGCCTATCCACCTCAAAGCTGAATTGCTCAAAGGGGTAGGACCTACTGCGTTTACATATAACGTCAACTATGTCTTCGTTATCTTCTTTTAGTTTAAGCTGTATCTGTGTCTCTGTTTTCTTCTCAAGGAATGAACCCAAGTGTCCTGTAGGTTTGTCGCTATTAAAGTTACTGTGGATAACTACCATAATGTGAACATTATACTCTTCACTCCATCTCATTATCTCTTGGACTATAGCTGCTGATTCCTTGATGTCGTTAACGTCTAACACTAAGTCAGCAACACCATCGATAATAACAAGTCCTGTTTCGTCTTGGTATTTATGTAAGTACCAATCGATAAACTTTACCCTTTCGTTTGCAGGTAATGTCCTCATTGCATACGGGTCGTAATCCAAGCCATCGTATTTCGATATATCTAATACTCTACGGAATACCTTTTGAGCGTGGAATATACCTTGCTCAGTATCAAAGTGTACTAACCTAAGGTCTTCTCTATGCCCTCTTATTGCGCCTGTGCAGTCCGTTTTATCGGACAGGTAGGCTCCTGCAATCATTGATATGAAGAATGTCTTCTTACTTTTTGGTGGTGCTTGTACAAAGCTAAAGTTTCCATAGGTTCCTATGGGTGTTGGATATGTGTCGTCTTTTGATTTGTATGTGCCGTAGCTAACGGCTATTGGTGGGTACTCAACCTCTGCGTATGGGTTTACCGATAATTCTGTTCTTAATTGTTCGTATCTCTCGTCTAATGTCATCTCTCTTAAAATTAGTGGTTAAAAAAGGGTGAGGTTTTAAGCCCACCCTTTAAGTAAAACAAAAGAGACAACACTAGAACTCTAAATTAGAGTCAAGAGTTTCGGTTTCGGCTGGAGTTAAATCTCTAGCCGTTTTTATATTCCCATCAGTCCAGACAACTTTGCCGTTTCCGATATAGGTTTTATTGGTTTTAGCTTCACGCTCCTCTTTTGATTGAGCGTAGAAGACGGATACATTCTGACCGTATTGAGACAACTCATCACGAGTTGCTACGGTTAGATTAAGGTATTGACCTTTATTTAATTTAGTTTTATCGATTTTCTTTACATCGATTGAGATTTCAGTTAATGCTGCCATATTTATTTATTTACAAGTTTAATTTTCGCTGCATCTGAAATGTTGTATTTCAGCTGCACCTTTTCTATGTTACCTCCGTTATCCATATAGTTCTTTACTTTATCGAACTCAGGGGTATTCGGTTTAAGAATAGCTTTATTTACATCAACCTTTTTAGGTTGAGCAGTAGCTGTCTTTCCGTGTGTGTTAGTCGCATCAGCATCTTTGGTGTCATCAATTAAGAATAAACCGTTTAATGCATACTTGCGAGCGTATGAAGAAGAAGAACCAAACGACTGGGCAATATCCATTCCCTTTCTGTTTGGGTCAACCCCAGCCTGCGCACTTACGGTAATTTCGTCTGTGCCGTCAGTAATCTTAGCCAATGCTTCAATAAATGGAATTTCTCCATTGTAGAATTGGTCGTCTATAGTCAGAACAAGTCCTTGCTCTGCGAGAAGCGGTTTGACAGCCTCAAGGATGTCTTCACAGCTTCGGTAGTTATACTTGCCAAAGTTATTCCTTTGGTTCTTCGGTGCTTTCAGTCTCCCCTGAATAGCAACCAACTTATTTACTAGCGTAGTCATAGCACAAATATATACATTATTTTTGATTTACAAAATAATATTAAAGTTGTTGAAGTTATCTTTGTATTTGTTGTTTACGCATAATCTAAACGCCTTCTGACCGTTATTAGGTAATATAAAAAACCCCTTGTGCTTTTCGTGCCATACAGCAAAAAAATCAACCTCCTCTTTAGAGTAATATTTTTTACCTGATTTTATTTCAATCTGAGGAGTCTTCTGTTTGTTAGATGTATATCTGTTATCTGACATATATTTAACTTGAAATTTATACATCAAATTATCTTTCTCTAATATACAATCGTAAGGAGAAGAACCTAATAAAGGCATAGAAACATTAAAACCGCTCTCCATAGCCTTTGTTACAAACTTGTATTCCGCAAAACAACCTTTCTGATTTATGTCCATATGTGCGGTATTATGAGTTTATCTCTTCATACTCCTCACACTTAAAAGACAACATACCGATTTTTATATCACTTTCGTGGCACTCCTGTTTGAGGCTTTTAATCAGCGTATTATTTTCTCTGCATTCTAAGTGTAAGTTAGCCACATATACGGCTATCTCATTCAGTGATTGCACGACCTGAGGGTCGTGGTCTTTTAGTGTCTGTGATATTAAGTCGAAGTTATTGTAAAAGTTTATTTCGTGTATTGCATCCATATCTTTTTGTTTTATGTTGTTAGTGTAGTAATTGTTAAAATAATTTATGCTGTATATATTTATTTTTTATTTCGTAAGAGGCGTCATAGTTTGTATTGTCTCCTTTAGGGTAGTCATATACATTGAAATGGTTTTTTATTATTTTTATATTTTTACGTTTAAACGACTTATCTCCACAAACGTAGAAATACCTGTGCTTTCTTTTTTGAGGAATAATCTCACCTCCATTGCTTGTCCAGTTTTCGTTTTTGGTCTTTTTCTTGTCTATGTAAAAACCTAATTTAGACATAGTTTCAGGAATATGTCTCTCGTGAAACTCCTTCCCATTATAAAAGAATTTGTTGACACCTCTCTTATCTTTCTGGTTAACCCTCCCAGCTCCAGTATATATCCAATTAGTAGCCTGATATATGTAGCCGTTATGCCCGTTGTTTGGGTCTGCATAAGAAACAACGCAATAGTTACCTATATCCCTCAATATCTTACCAACAAAAAAAGATAAAGCGTTTTTTTCCATTAATTCATTTGTTACTAACCTATTTAGTTCTAAATATGTACCTTTCTCAAACAACTTACTTAAGAAAGGTGTTGGAGGCATACCTAATGTACATACACCAACAACTTCTAAACCTTTAAACAATGCAAAGGCGAACATTACGTTACACCTTCTCTTAGCGTAGTGTTTGTTTAGTATCCACTCCTCCACATCTTTATAGTCTACTCTTTGTACGTTATACTTATTCAAATATATTATCTTAAGGGTTTTAATTATTTAACCAACACTAACACTATAATATCTGCTAATATATAAAACTTTTTCTAAATGCCTAATGTAATATTATTACATACAATTTATTTGTATGTAATAGTATATATAATATATAATATAATAATAATATATAATATAATAATAAAGTATAATATATAATATAATATAGGGCGTAATCCCTTTAAAGGGGATTAGCCCCTTTATTTTATACTTCCTTCGTGTATCATATCGAAATTAAATATAGAATCAGCCTTCATATCATCATTGTCTACATAAAGGTAGTTTCGGTGTATGCCTATCCGTGTGAAGCCTGCTTCAAGCAGGGCTGCTATTATCCGATATCGTTTGTAGGAGTGTTTACACTGTATTACGGCTGCTCTGCCGATTAGGTGTGATGAATGCTCAAGTTCGTTTATTTTACCTCTGCATCCGTAACAGACAAATCCTTTAAGCACTTTGAACTTTAGCTCGGCTAAATCCCTTGCCTCATCCAACATCTTCAGGAAGTGTCTATCCATATTCTTGAAGCCCGTAGAATGCTTATCGCACCACTGACAGTCAAATTCTTCGTACTCGAAATGTTTAAGCTCGTGTATACCCACTGCGTTTAAGAATTAGCCTACTGCGTTTAATGATTAACGCCCTTGACCTCTATAAGCTTTCTTGTGTCCTCTCTTGCCTGGTGATGCGTTTTTAGAATGCACACCTGGTCTTTTTGTTTTCTTGCCTCCGCTATAGAGACTATCTATCTTCTTTGCCACTTTTCTTGTTCTTTTCCCAAGTTCTACCTACGAAATAAGCCCCATAAACCGTTATAAGTAGGCTTTGAAAGATTGGCACATACTGTTCCTGTACCCTAAACCCACCTATGTTACCATCCGTAAAAGCTAGTAGGGTAAACATAGTTGTTAGAAACACCAACACCAAAGGACGTATGTTCTTTGACAAGAACGAGTCCGATTGCATATCGTACTTCCAACGCTCCGTTACTTGGTCCTGTGCCTCCTTGTCAGCCTGCTCAAGTAGCTCCTGAAGCTTCTGCTTGGCTTCTAAGCGTTCTTCGTCACTTGTGTGGAGGTTGTCTATTACTTTCCCAATATCCTTCAGTAAACCGCCTGTAATGGCTTGAAATAGCTTCTTCATTAGTATAACCAAGTTAAGTTTTGTGTCTT